CATCGGTCACACGGAACCGGGTGTTGGTTACCGACGTTTTGTCGCATCTAACCCTTTGAAGCCGGTGCGTTGTACAGAGCGAGCAGTTGGGGCTACGAACTGGATCATGTTCGACACCAACCTTGGGTCAGGTTCCGGGTTTGGAGGTGTTCCGCCGTACTGGTACACCAATCCTAACACGCCATGGCTCGGTTCGTCTGGTAATCCAGGCTACATCTACAATCTTTCCCCGGACGGTATGGTTATCAACTTTGCAGACAACGACGGTATTGCGATATCGTTACCGAACGTGTTTGACGCCTTCGCGACCATCAAAACATGGTCAAAGGTTCCCGACATCGTATTTGCTGATTCGTGGGACCGAGTAATCGCTCAGCCGCTGGCCTCACATTGGTCGTATGAATACGCATCGATGTTCATGCGGACATTTGGTTTGACACGTGGGTTTGGTCTGTTGGACTTCTGGCGTGAATTGTCAAAACGTCGAGACGGCATCGACCCGTGCGGCAAGGCTCTCAAGATTTTCCCGTCTGTCGTATGCCACAGTTCTGCCGGCTCAAACCCACTGATCTTAATGCCTTATACAATTCCTGTTATGACGACGGGGTACGGTTTCGAAATATCTCAGGGGAACAGCCCATCGACGGTCTTCGCAAGCATCGGAGAACTACAGTTTCAGATTGGCGCATCAACGGGGAACATCTTCCGCCTCGGCTACGATGCGTCCGGCACGGCTTATGGCGGCACCGGTAACCTTTATTACCAAGTTGATCTTAGTGCCGCATGGCCTGGCACCGGTTCGATGGCGGCTCCGGCTTGGATGAAGATCGCCGGATCACCGATGAGAGCGGCGTCGGTCGTAGTGACAACGACAGCATCAGGCACAAGCGTTGCTCTCGGAACCGCGACCTTCGCCAGCGGTGACGTTGGTAAGGCGATCCTTGTACCGGGGGCTGGCACCAGCGGCCGGACCTACGTTGGAATGATTACTGGATACACAGACAACGAGCATGTTACGGTGTTTCCCGCTACGCCGACCGCGCTGACTAGCGCCACGGAAACGATAACGTGGGGCTATCAGGGTTGCCCGACTGGTTCGCTGCTCGGGCACTTTTCGATCACAGCCAGCGCAAATACGCTGTCAGCCGACGTAGCAGCCTTCGCGAACTCTGCGGCGGGGGACATGATAGTTGTGCCGGGCGCAGGTACTGGAGGCGCCCCGCTACAAACCTACATCGCGACCGTCACAGACAGCCAGCATGTCGTGCTGCATGACAACGCGGTAACGACCCTGACCGCCAGCCTTCAAAACGTGTTCTTCGGCACACAGCGGGTCATTACGCAATGGGATGTAGCGGACGACGTAAGTGGCATCATGTTCTTAGGCTTTGAGGTGTCGGGCGACCACTTGATCTGCTGGTGGCAACAGGTAGAGCAGCTTGTCTATCTCGGGCCAGTCGCTCGCTTCGGCGGTCCATTCCAGCCACACATCAACACAACGGGCGGAAATGGCGCGTTTCAGTTCAATATCACGTCGGGAACCCAACTTGCCGCTTTCACAGTGGATGACACGATATTGACATGGCCGTCCTTCCTAGATGACGACGCTCAGGGTTATCCGATCGAGTGGGGTGACTCCGGCGTCGGTGTAGCGCCTTGGGCCGGCTCCGGCGATAATCACCCGTCAACCAAGATGGGCGCCATGGTGATCGATGCTGTGATCGGTGCTCAAGACTTCTGTCTGTCATGATTACTTACATGCGAACCGGGGGCGGGGTTGGGACAACGCTGTGTCTGGAGTTTGATCCAATCCGAACGACTAATCCAACAAGGAAAGTCACTACCATGCACATCCTGAAAGAGTTGCGTTATCAGGTCGCAATCGACGCATCTGGTGTTCGTGGTGCTGGCCAGCCTGAGTGAAAGCTGAACCCTAGTTTAGAGGAGTACGTGTTACTATGCCGGCAGGTTTATCAATGAGTGACAATATCACCGTTTCGGTGATGTTGACGCCGATTGGGCTTCAGTTCCGCAACTTTGGTGTGATCTGTATCGCTGGACCATCTAACGTCATCGATGTATCTCAGCGGATCAGGGTGTATACTAACATATCAGGGGTACTCGCCGACTTCAGTAATACATCACCTGAATATTTGGCATCTGCTGTTCTATTTAGCCAAACCCCGCAACCTACTCAGGTTGAAATTGGGCGGTGGGCACAAGCAGCAACAAGTGCTGTACTGCATACCGGGCAATTCAGTATCGCAGCGCAGGCAACTTTGCTCACTGCGTTGCAGGCGATCAGTACTGGTACTATGAGTATTACAGTTGATGGCACGGTATGTGCTTTGACTGCACTAAACTTTTCCAGCATCACAACGCTGAACGGTGCTGCAGCGATCCTCCAGACAGCGTTGTCTGGAATCAAAGCAGGTGCTAAAGTTAACTTTATGCCGGACAGCATCTCTTGCTTTAATTTCTATTCTGGTACTACCGGGACCGGGTCGACTATTACTTACGGCACTACTCAAGGGACTGGTGTGGATGTATCTGCTTTGCTGCAAACAACAGCAGTAACTGGAGCATCAACACCTGTCAACGGAATTGCTGCTGAGTCGGCTTTAACCTGCGCAACTGTTTTGACTGGGCCTACGCAGTTGTTCGGGTCGTATGCTTTCGCTTTCGCGCCGATTAGCTTTTCTCAGTTGGCTGATTCGGATCATGAAGCAGTTGCTGGGTACATAGAGGCGCTTAGTCCAAGTCATTCGTACTGGGCTACCAGCAATGAGGCTGGTATTATCAGTTCAACATCGACAACTGATCTGGCGTCCGTGCTGCAGAGCTTGGGGTATAATCACACATACCTACAGTACTCGTCCAGCAGTCCTTATGCTGCTATTGCGGCATTTGCTAAGTTCTCGGTTATCGATCCGACCGCGAGTAACAGCATGATCACCTTGAAGTTTAAGACTGAAACAGGGATCATTGCTGAGACTTTGACTGAGTCGCAGGCGGCAGCATTGACAGCGAAGAACTGCAATGTATTTGTTAACTATGCAACACCACAAAGCAACATTAACTCTGTGACTGCGATCCTGCAGCAAGGTGTAATGGTGTCTGGTCAGTTTGCTGATACAGTATGGGGAGCGGACTGGCTACAGAACAATGTCCAGTACAACATATTCAATCTGTTCTACCAGACCCCGACCAAGATTCCGCAGACTGAGTCAGGTGTTAATCAATACCATGCGACTGTCACATCATCGCTTGCTGCTGCTGTGAATAACGGATGGTGCGCGCCTGGTATTTGGAATGGTCCTTCGTTCGGGCAACTGCTGACTGGCCAGAACCTGCCGCTGGGGTATTATATCTACACGCCGCCTTTAGCATCACAGCCTCAAGCCAATCGTGCTGCACGGCAGGCGCCTGTTATGCAATGTGCAGTGAAACTCGCAGGTGCTATGCATAGCGCGAACGTGATCATAAACGTGAACCCGTAACTTATGCTACTTGCATGAGTTAATGCATCAGTTACTTACTACTTAGGAGGTTATTTCGACATGGCCGGAAACGCATACTCATTCCTTGACATTCAGGCTGCGATATCAGGGCCTGGTGGCAATATCAACCTTGCTAATGGTGCTGCAGTGGCTGAGGAGGGCATCTCGTATGAGATGTCGGAGGACAAAGGTACTATGGTAATCGGCGCTGATGGTACTCCTATGATGTCACTTAATGCCGCACAAGGTGGAGTCTTCACGATTCGGCTGTTGAAAACATCACCAACTAATGGGCTGCTGAGTGCTATGTATGATTTCCAGCGCAGCAGTAGTGCGTTTTGGGGACAGAACGTGGTGGTGATTCGTGATCCGACTCGCGGTGATATGATCACAGGTACCTTTGTTGCCTTTGCGCGCCAGCCGAATAACACCTTCGCTAAAGCGGGCAACGTCATGGAGTGGCGATTCCCGTCTGGTATTTTGGTGCCGTTGCTTGGAGCTGGCGTCCCTCAGTTGGGGTGATATATCAGCTTTGTTAACTAAGTAAACAAAACATGAGTAGGAAACAACATGTCTGATATTGAGATCAGAGGCCATACGTATCGTATTGGTGTCATGAGTGCGCGGACGCAGTTGCATGTCGCACGTCGCTTATCATCGCTGCCGATTAGCCTTATCATTGGGGCATCAACAGATGGTGCGATGTCCGATGCAGTTATAGCAAAGGCGAGAGATTCAGGGTTCGATGCTGATGATATCAAGCTCACATTACCTAAACTACTTCCAGCTCTTAGCTTGAAGTCGCTAGGGATGTTGAGTGATACGGACTGCAACTTTGTGGTTGATAGCTGTCTGGTGCTTTGTCATCGTAAGATATCTGATAACGCACCATGGGCGCCGATATTTAATGCATCAATCGGTCAACTGATGTATCAAGATATCGATCTGGAGGTGATGCTTGAGTTGACTGTCCGTGTACTACAGGAGAACCTAGGAAGTTTTTTCGGCGGGAACCAGCCGACGGGTTTGTCAGCACCCTAGATGATGAGCCTTCTGTTGACTGGGTACCAATACCAAAAGATGAAGGATTCATCATGCGTCCTGTGCTTCGTGGGTTGTTAAGAGCTGAGAGTTTGATCGATGGTTCTGTCGATCTAGCGTACGTTGCTGATCTTAATGATGCAATCGATGTGCAAGATGAAAACCAGCGTCGGATCAATGCCGCTAGGACAAGGGCGCATTAAATGGCTAATGAAAACACCATTCGGGAGTTCCTAGTTAGCTTAGGTTTTGATGTTGATCAGCAGAGCCATCATAAGTTCATCGGGACTATTGGTGCAGCTACTGCAGAAGTCAATAAGCTTGGACTTGCCGTAGAGGCGGCCGTTTTATTGATCCTTGGTTTCACTACTGAGATTGCTAAAGGGCTGGAGAATCTTTATTGGGAATCGCAGCGGACTCATACTAGTGTCGAGAATATCCGCGCGTTCACATTCGCAATGTCTAACTTAGGAGTGACGGCGGGTGAGGCGCATGGCGCGCTTGAGGCGCTTGCTAGCTTTCAGCGTACTCACTTAGGATCAGAGGGGTTTCTGCGCTCTATCTTAGGGTCCGGTTATGAGTTCAAGGATACAGCACAAACTCTGCTTGACCTAGGTAAAGCATTTGCTACTATGACGCCGCAGCTGGCGATTGCTTACGGCACTCGATTAGGTTTAAGCGAGCGTATGGTTACGCAACTTCGTAATGAAGGAGACGAGGCACAGCGCTACGAGGATTTAGTACATGACGCTTATAAGAGAATAGGATATGACGCTGATGCTGGGGCTAAAACTTCTCTAAAATTCATGGACGCCCTGCGTGGAGTATGGTCAGCTGGGCTTGAGCCCTTGATCGAGAATATAGCTACATCTTTGATGCCGGGTCTGACTATAGATATGGATAAGCTCAGAGAATTATTACTGGATAACAGTGGTGCTATTCAGCAGGTAGTTGAGCAGGTGGTGCATGGTATTTTATGGATAGGTGAGCAGATAATCACCGCTGCTGAAGATGTTACCGAATTTGCGCGGGATTTTATTAGGTGGTTTGGTGAGCTGGACGAGCCATCACGTCGATTGACTAAGTGGATTATAGGAATTAGTGCGGTGCTTATACTACTAAACCGCAATCCATTTATGTTGATTATCGGCGGCATCGTCGCACTTATTGAAGACTTCGAGAATTGGAAGAAGGGGGCTGATCACTTCATCAACTGGGATGTGTGGGCACCTGAGATTAAACATGTGCTGGATGAATTTGATCACTTTGCTACCTGGCTTGATACCTTAGTTAATGGCACAGTCAAATGGCAGGGCGTGCTAGAAGGCTTGGCTATATTTATGGGGGGTAAATGGCTGCTAGGAATGATACTTCCTATTGGTAAAGTGCTTGAAGCGCTTAGTTTGATTCCTGGCAGTGGAGTGGCTTCAGGAGTGACTTCAGCTATTCTTGGTGCAATTGGTATTAGCGGAGGAACTGCTTTAGGGATTGGTGCTGGTGTGGCTGCCATAGGCGCTCTTGCTTATGTTGTACCTAATATTGTGACTGGTGGTCATGCTGGTGAAGTTAGACCCGGTATACATCCTAGTGCTGGCGGCCGTGGTAGGATTGCATCAAGTGGGCATGGGCACGCTAGTACAGACGAACAGCAAAGCACCTCCAACTGGTTGATGCAGTACTTTATCGATCACGGCAAGTCACGTGAAGAGGCGGCAGCAATTGTTGGCAACTTTACGGGCGAAAGCAGCCTTGATCCGTACGCGACCAATAAGAGCGGGCATGCTGGGCTCGGGCAGTGGGATACAACCAGACGAGCTAGCTTTGAGGCGATATACGAGCATGCTGTTAACGATCCTCGCGTACCTCGTCAGCAGTTGATGCAGGAACAAGCCGAGTTCATTTTGCATGAGCTAGCTACTACACATGCGCAAGCTGGGAAGCATATGACTGAAGCGGCTAAAAGCTTTGGTCCTGCGGCTGCATCTGATGTATTCGGAAGTGAGGTTGAAATATACGGTAATCATCCTGATGAGGCGGCTAAACGTAGAGGCTTAACAATGGATGCACTAAATCAGTATAACGCAACACCTCCTCCTCCTGTAACGTCACAAATTAGTGGAAATTCTGGAGTTGGCGCTGCGGCAACTGCTGCACCGAACATTACTAATAACCAGACTATCAATAATACTATTCATACCAATGATGTGTCTGGGGCTGAAGCAGCATTAGATCGTACGAGTAGTAGAGCGAATGCGGACTTAGTCCGCCAGACTCGATCTGCATTAGTGTGAAAGTGCCCGGATCATGAGCGGTTTCTCTGTTGATATATCTACTGATGGTGTTGATATATCTATTGATGGTGCTTATGTATCACCAGTGCTAATTCGTCGGATACGGCTAATCAACGACATTATCATGCCTGATTGCGCGATCCAGGAGACTCACCGGGATACACTAGTTATTACTGAGCATCCGGTTGAGCAAGGAGCTGCTATAACCGATCATGCTTATAAGCGGCCGGCTGAGATCACTGTGAATTACAGCTGGTCGAATAGTAGTCCAGGCAATGATGGTTTTTCTGAGACTTATGATCAGGACATGTACTATCAGCTGTTGGCTTTACAATCATCGTGCGAGCCATTCACAGTAATGACTGGTAAGCGGGTGTATAATGACATGCTGATTGCTGAGCTGACTGTTACGACAGATACTAGCAGCGAATATAATTTAACAACTACAATGGTGATTAGGCAAATTATCATTGTACAGACCGAGGATGCACCCGCTCCATCATCAAGTCCAGACAACCAAGCTGCTCCGCAGAAAACAGCACCAGTACAAAAACAGGGTCAAAAACAGGCATCGCCTGTGGCTACTCCACCTCCACAGTTCTCTGAGCAAACTAATTATGATGGTGTATCAGGCTTACCACCACAATACACTGTGATCAATGAGGGGAATTTTCAAGAATGAGTAGCACAACGTCATCAATCACAGTATCACTAGTCCCGACTAGCGCTATACCACAGATATTTAGTTTGTCCTTAGCTGGAGTCTCTTACAACTTTACATTGGTGTACCGTGATACAAACCAAGGTGGTTGGTTCCTGGACATTGCTGATGTGAACAATAACCCTATTCTTTGTGGGGTTCCACTGGTGGTAAGTACCAACTTGCTATTACAGTACAGCTATCTGAATTTCGGCGGTGCATTAGTAGTGTTATCTGTTGGTGGGTATAACGACGCTGATATGCCACTGTACTATGAGTTAGGCGATACTGCGTCTTTATATTTTGTCACTCAACCTTAGGGGATACCATGACTGCACAGTATATGCGCAAACTTAGCTTGGTAGTCAGCGACTCGTCTAATGCGATAGAGTTGCACCAACTTCATGTTAAGTTTACTGTTCGGCATCGGACTACCAGTACAGCGTCCACGCTTGAGGCTCGCATATACAACTTGTCGGATAAGACGGCTAAGACAATTCAGGACGAGTTTACTAATGTGACTCTAATGGCGGGGTACGAAAACTCAACAGGGGTAATTTTCGGGACTATCTTCACTGGCAGCGTAGTGCAATGGAGAATAGGACGCGAGAACCCGACTGATATATACTTAGATGTGTATGCTGCGGCTGGTGACATTCCGCGCAACTGGGCTGTTATGCGACAGACCTTAGCTGCTGGATATAAGCCGACCGATGAACAGAAAGTGATTGTTAATGCGTTCGCGGCACAAGGATTGAAGGTAGGGTCTGTCGTAAATAATCTACCTGATACTGAATCATCACGAGGTCGCAGTTTCTATGGGATGGCGCGTGATCATCTCGATGATTTTTGTAAGACTTATGGACTAAGTGCTTATATCAACGGGGCGACAGGTATGCTGGAGATAGTATCGAACACTGGATACGCGCCATCAACTCCAGTTGAGTTGAATAGTCTTAGTGGGTTGATAGGCATGCCTCAACAAACTCAGGACGGAGTTACTGTGCGGTGTCTGCTGCGTCCTAGTATTATGCATAACCGAGTGGTGCATATCAATAACAAAAGTGTGCAGACAGCTATAATCGGCACTAATGTCGGGCCCGACGCTTTCACCAACTTTCAGCAGCTGCCATCGATTGCAGCGGATGGCTACTACCGTGTGTTGGCGGTCGATCATACAGGAGACACCAGAGGGAACCCATGGTACACTGATATGTGGTGTGCTGCATTAAAAGGTCAGTTTCCGCTTGGTGTTGTCGATCTCGATCTACCGGCCGAGTGGAATGATCCTAGCGGTGCGCAACCTCCACCACTGCCGGTTCCTCCAATAACATCTACAGGAGGATGATACAGTCATGGACTATCGCGAACGCTTTAATGATCTTTTAGCAGCTCATATGTGCGTATTGGATAGCAGACAGGCGCAGATATGGACTGGGATGATTGGTATTGTTACTAAGGTCAATATGTCATCTATGACAGTTGAGGTGCAACCAGCTGTAATGGGTAAACATGTAGCGCCTGACGGCACTCTTAGTCACGTGCTGATGCCGGTTATTCCAGATGTGCCTATCGTGTTCCCATCGGGAGGTGGGTACGTTTTGACCTTTCCGATCGCTGTTGGTGATGAGTGCGATTTACACTCTCATTCGCGATCGTTTGATAACTGGTTTGAGTCTGGCGGTACTGGGATGCCTGCGCATGCGCGCATGCATGACGTTAGTGATGTGACCGCTCACTTTGGTCCTAAGTCAAAGCCAAATGTGATAAGTAATATCAGCAGTACCAGCGTGCAGCTGAGAAGTAACGATGGTACGGTGATCATCGACATTAACCAGAGGGCCGGTACTATAACTTTGACAGTACCTATTAGTATTACACTGAATGCACCAGGTGGTGTTGTGCTAAACTCCCCTGAAGGGTTGGTTGTTACAGGGCCTGTCACTGCTACAGTATATCACACTAGCTAAGTGATTACGGCGCGAGACATAATGGAGCTGATATGAGCCAGTCGATTTCTTTACCGACGCCGCCAGCACCGTACGTCGATGCTTTTGGTGTACACGCGCCTATGTTCACTGATTACTTGGCGTACTTGATAAGCTGCATGCAAATCATATACGGCGCTGATATTTACTTAGGGAACGATAGTCAGGACGCACAGCTGATAAATGTGTTCGCGACTGTGCTGTCTGATCAAGCATCTGGAGTAATCGCTGTTTACAACTCGTATTCTCCTACTACGGCACAGGGGGTCGGGCTATCATCTGTAGTTAAGACCAACGGCATCACTCGTGATGTGGCAAGTTACAGTACCGTCGGGCTATTAGTGGTTGCGCAAGTCGGTCTGCCACTTAATAACTGCTCCGCAAGTGATGGAATCTATACCTGGAGTATTCCGAATGGTACCTTAATCCCAAGCGCGGGCGAGTTGCTGGTGACAGCAACATGCACGACCATTGGGGCAATCAACGCTGCTCCTGGTGCGATCGATATTATAGCAACCCCAACAGCAGGTTGGCAATCAGTAACTAATCCTGCAGCAGCGGTCCCTGGATTACCGGTAGAGACTGATCCGCAGCTTCGTGCTCGGCAATACCAATCTACTATGATATCTAGTAAAACCCTGACAGACGGGATTGTTGGAGCTATATTAAGTCTACCTGAGGTGGTGGCATGTACGCCTTACGATAATGATACATCGACAACTAACTCGCTGGGTATACCGGCCTCTGCTTTGTCGTTAGTTATCACAGGTGGTGTAATATCGCAGATTGCAAGCACCTTATTCTTGTTGAAGGGGCCTGGGGATATTACATACGGAACTACAAACTCGATAGTGTATGATAGCTATGGTGTACCACACCAAATGAATTGGTTTAGCACGGTTATGATCCCGATTTCAGTCGTGATCAACATCCACAACTTGCCCGGATACAGTACGGCAATCGGGGCACAGATCATGCAATCGGTGGTGAACTATATCAATGCGCTGCCAAGTGGCCAGAGTGTGCTGCTGCCTAGAGTGGGTGTTCCGGCGCAGTTGGTGGGGCCAAGTGCGGTAGTGAACACAACAAGAGACCCGAATACGTTTGAACTGGTATCTATATTGATGTCTCGTGCTCCCGCAATTCCGACTGCTTCAGATGTTGCTATCAATTTCTACGAACAGGCTACATGCAGTCTGGCAATTGTTAGTTTGAATGTGGTATAGTGAGGAGCTGATATGTCAGGTTCTGTTGTAGGGTCGTCTAAGTCGTCTCCTCCTGTTGTTCAGCCACTAAGTTTTTACTTAGGACTGATACCGTCATTCAACGCATCTAAGCCTAAGTTTATGGCGATGGTTGAAGCTTTGGTTGCTCCAGCGCAAGGTATCGCATCTTTCCTAAACTCGATGGTTACTGCTTTCGATTTGGATAGTGCGATTGGGGTGCAGCTGGATCAGGTAGGCGTCAGGGTTGGCGCATCGCGTAATGTTCAAGTTCCGCTTACAGGGATTTACTTCTCGTGGGGGACTCCAGGACTTGGTTGGGGTCAGGGTAGCTGGAAAGGTGCTTTTGATCCTAATACTGGGCTGCAGGTATTGGACGATGATAGCTTCCGAATACTGATTCGTGCTAAGATAGCTGCGAACAGTTGGGATGGTACTAACGGATCATTGCCTGATATCCTGTCGATCATGTTTCCAGCTACTATCGGTACTTATGTTGTAGTGTTGGATAATAATGATTATACTATGACTGTTGGGGTATCGGGACTTTTGCCCAGTCAAATTCAGCTGGCTTTGCTGGATGGTGGTTATGTTCCTATTACTCCAGCAACTGTCGGGCTTAATTTCTATATTACATCGGTAGATACCGCGCCACTGTTTGCCTGGGGAGTGAATACTTCAGCGATGGCCGGATGGGGGACTGGTGCTTGGGGGCTATCGCCTTCCGATATCGGCGATATTATCCAGCCACAAATTCCTATATTATATACTGGGGCAACTATAAACGCGCAGGCTAATGTTTCTGCTGTCGCAACCCGGATTACTATCGATGATCAGACTGCATCATTTATTGCTGCGGCGGCTAATATCAGTGTATCTGCTGTAGGACCTTGGCGAGTTTCTGCATTGGTATCAGGAACTGCTAATGTAGCAGTTATTTCTGTAGTAGCACTACAGACAGACTCTGCTATATCTGAATCTACCAATGTATCAGTCAGTCCTGTATCAATACTGGTAGCAAGCGCGACTATCAATGCCATGGGCACAATACACTCTGCTGTTTAATGATCTGTTGCTAATGTATGAAGGACGTAATCATGATTAACGATCAGTGGGTGATGCCTCTCGCGAACGCTGCGAACGATTGTTATGTGACTGGTGCTATTCCTTGGTACGAAAACCCTGGGAAGACTTGTCATGTCTTTAAGTCATATATCGAAGGTATGCCGTGTTATGCTTTTGAGGGAACACAATCACTTCGAGAGTGGTTGATCGATTTCACAGCGCTGGAGGTGCCTTTTGTCCAGCATCCCCAAGCTGGCCCAGTGCATCTCGGGTTCTGGTTGAATATTGCCAGCGCAGTTGATGCGATTGCTGCTGATCTGGCTGCGGCCAGCTGGCCCAGTTTTTTCGTCACTGGTCATTCCAAGGGCGCGGGTGAGGCTGTCTTAACTTGTCTTGAGCTAACAGTAAGAGGTCACGCTCCTATAACGACTATAGCCTTTGAACCGCCGTGTGTCGGAACTAATCTGCTGACCGCTTACATGGAATCGAACAAAGTGGTTATTGGGTGGACTAAGACCAGGAACTCAACAGGCGCGGATATTATTACTCAAGTGCCAGACTGGCCGGAGTGGGGACATCAAGGAACTGAGATGATGCTTGTTGTACCTGATAATTACGGACTCATGGAGAAGCATATCATGCCGCATGTGCTTGACGCGTTGCAGTTGATGCATTAAGGTATATTGATATGCGAGTTCGTAAGCTGGATGCTAACGGCGACTATTCGTTTGGGCATCAGCAAAATGACTTCTATATCAATGTCCCAGCTGCGCCTGCACAGGCTGCGATGACGCGTCTATTGCTGTTCTACGGTGAATGGTACATGGATGTATCAGATGGTACAAAGTGGTACCAGAACATCCTTGGCCCACGCACTCAGAGCACTCGTGATTTAGAGGTCAAGAGTCGGGTCAGTCAGACAAAAAACGTGACAGGCATTGTGAAGTATTCATCGAGTTTGCCTGCTCCGCGCGCGTTTAGTGTCAGTATGACTGTTAATACATCTTATGGGTCGGTGCCAGCGCAGATCACTGGTGGAGGTGGTCAGCTTCCAGTAATCACAGTTGGATAACTAATACCAACTTAGGAGGATTTAGATGCCGGTCGAAAATGACTTTCTGGTTTGGGCTGCTGGTGGGACATCGCAGATTTATACACAATCGCAGTACGCGGCTTTACCTACGCTTGGTCCTGGTGTTGCGCCAGGGATCGCTGATCCGCTGCAAGCAAATAAGACATGGCGACAGACGTCGGTAATTGCGTCGGTGATTGCGCAATTCATTGTCGCGAATAGTGGTCAGCCAGCAATCGATGATGGCACTACAGCAACTTTGCTGACCAACTTTACAGCTTCGATAAATGCTTTGTTAGGATCAGCTGGTTACGCGACTACATCGGCGCTGTCGTCCGAAGCAGCTACACGGGCGGCGGCCGACACCGCACTGACAACGAATCTGGCAAATGAAGTTACCAGAGCTGAAGCAGCTGAGGTAACCAAGGTGCCGCTTGCACATATGGGCATTAACGGCGGGTCATCGAATATCGGTGGTCCCGGCGTCTTCACCTCATCGACATTTACGCCCTCATTCAACGGCATCCTTATCTCCACGATGTCGTTTGCCTGCAACGGAACTGAAACCGGCATCGTATTTACCGTCACGGGCACCGGCGTCGCCAATCTGCAAAGCGCCGGGAACGGCATTAGTGCGGGAGGCTCTGGTATTGCCTTGAACTTTAGCATTTCGAGCGTAACGGCGGGCGACGCCGTAACCGTAACGGCTGGGGGTGGCTCAAGCACGGGGACATCCGGGAACGTCAACGTCATGTATTTCTTGATCCCAACATCATAAGGCGCGCACATGATATATTATCTGACTGCCACTGGTAATGGCAATTCTCCTGACGGCACGCTACCGCCCGGCGCGGTTGTCTGCACGTTGACTCAGTACCAGAATGCCGCACTGTGGACCGTCTCGGGCGGCGTAATTGTTGCAGTAACTCCTCCACCACTGACTTTAGCGCAACAGGAGAATGTAATATTAGCAACTTCAGGCTCTGGTGCTGGTATTGTTATTACCTGCGCAAGCAATTCGGTGCTGTCAGGGACCTATGCTATAGATTCGCTTTCACAAGTTAAGATCACTGCAGTCGCTGCAGCGATCAATGCAGGTATTGGTCTGCCGGGCGGTGGCAGTACCTTCAATTACCCTGATATCAGTGGTACTATGCATCCGTGGACTGCAACTACATTCGTTGAGTTTGCCAAAGCCGTGATGGATTTGGTATATAATATGGATATGGTGGTTGCTGCTGATACCGGGTCACTGCCGAGTACGGCAGTGACTATCGCTTAGGAATACAATATGAGCATGTCACTTAGTAATGGCTGGCCTGTCAAAGCCCCCGTCGCTGATCCAGCTGCTACACTGGATTATCTGTTTGACGTATCAGGTATTGTGCTTGATGGAAACGGCAATGTAGTTGACACTATTGTATCAGTGTCGGCACAGGTCAAACCGAGCGGCGCAGGGGAGCTGGCTGTTGCAGGTGGACCTGCTGGGCAGAGCTTATTTCTGGTTAACAATACCTTAACCGTTTGGTTGCAAGGTGGGGTGCCAGGACGAGGCAGCTACTTGCTGTACTTGATAATCAACACAAGTGTAGGGAGGGTGTATGGGTTTGATGTGATAGTGCCTATAAGCGGCTCGCTGGCGATGTCGCCAGTGCCCGAACCTCCTAACTCTGGATTATCAACTCCGGTAGTTTGGGATGCTTAATTAGTGAAGGAGACAACACGATGAAACGATCTTTGTTTACGCTTAGTACTATGGTGCTTGTTTGGGCTACCGCGCTGGTATTATTGACAGCGTGTACAAGCCCGGCGGCAATATCCGACCAGACTGCACTCAACACATTCCTCACGCAGCTGAACAACACAGCGACAACTGATCTTGCTGGTGTGCAAGCAGTCGCTTTGGCGGAATTTCCAGTCAACAATGATCTATACTCATGTGCGGCATCGGCGGTTACAGTACAGACCGCTATCGTCAAAGTGATGACTGCAGCACAAACCAAGTCAGGGGCGCCTCCTGGTCCGGTGACTGTTGCGGCTCTGACGCTTGCGTTCGTTCCTGGGTCTGATCAATACAACTGGGCATTGAAGACGATCAATACCGGGTGCGCAAACGAGCTGATCGACGTGCAAGGCCAAATCGCATCGCTCGGTAGCCCGATGGCTGCACTGGCGGCAGTTCTCAAGCTGGCGCCAGCCGCAGCACTGTAACGCATCATAAATCGTCGTCGTACTTATAGTACGACGACGGAGTGATGATAATACAAATCAATAAGTAAGTGGGAAGACTCAACAAATGGAACAGGCAAAGCCCTGGTGTGGGATTATACGGTTAGGTGGTATCGGCGACAACTTAATTGCTGCGTCGGTACTGCCGTTGCTAGCAGAAAAGTACAATGTGGAGGTAATTACGCAGTCGCCACAGAGCTGTGTATTCGAGAATAATCCTTATATCAGCCGGCTGATTGTTAAGCAGCCTAATGAGCTGCCGTCTGATAATAGCGAATGGTATAAGTGGTTTTCTGACCGAGCTAAGGAATACGATCTGTTCGTGAACTTATCACACTCCTGCGAAAGCTTGCTAGTGTTCTTTCCTGCGCAGTCACAGTTTTATTGGCCCGACGATTGGCGTCGCCAGTGGTGTGATCGTAGCTACATAGATACAGTACATGATATAGTCGGTGTGCCGTATAAATACGGCAGGTTGTTCTTTCCGACTGAATCTGAGCACACTAAGGCAATACAAACTAAGTCTAAGGTTGGGGTATCAGTAATTGGATGGTGTTTGTCCGGCACGCGCGCTGACAAAGCTTATCCTAGCGCCGGTACAGTGATCGCGCGTCTGATCCGTGAAACTGGTTTTCCAGTTATTATGTTCGGGGCTGGCGCATTCAACTTTCAGCAGTCTAAGTTAATAATGGATCAAGTGGAGCGTCACAACGGGAGTACTACTGGGTTACACCAGGCGGTATCGCCTGAAATCGACGAGGATGGTGGTCCAGCACCTGATGCTGCCGCGACAAGTTGGTCGGCTGGCGCTTCCGGTGATCCAGTCCGGATTACGCCTGCTCAATCTCCGCTCTGGCCTATCCGGCGCACTTTATCACAATTACAGACATGCGATCTAGTGATCGGTCCGGATACTGGTCCTTTGTGGTCTGTAGCGTTTGAGGAAATGCGTAAGATCATGTTGCTGTCTCATGCTTCTCCAAAGAACATTACCGTACACTGGAAAAATACAGTAACGCTGCATGCTGATCCGGTACGTGTTTCTTGCTGGCCTTGTCATAGACTACACGATACTATGCTGACTTGCAGATCGAATAAAGACAAGACTGGCGCAGCATGTATAAGCGACATATCTGTAGAGTTGATTGTGCAGGCTGCAAAAGACCTTCTGTAATGAACCTTGAACTTAGGAGTATGTAGCTATGCCAGGAGTTGGTGCTTATCTCGAAGGCGTATTGCTTAATTATTCGCTGAACACTGGTTCGGTCACGCGACCGACAAACTGGGCTGTTGGGTTGTCTCAAGGAGCGCCTTCATCTATTTCCGGATCAGAAGTCGGCACGGGGTCAGGCTGGACTCGGCAGACTTGCCCTTTCCCCGCAGCAGCATCGCCTATCGGCAGTTGTTCCAACTCAGCAGCAATGACCTTCGGCACCGGACTGACTGCCGCAACTTTTAGCGGGTTGCAGATTTGGGATACCATGGCGCCGACAGCAGGCAATATGCTTTACTATGGAACATTGGCAACGCCTCGCACGTTAGGTGTGGGCGACTCGCTGGTGCTGCCGATCGGTGCGTTGGTGATAACTTTGTCATAAGGCATATACTATGAGCAAGGTGCTTATTGTCTATGCGCCACAAACCAAGATACCGATTCGCTGGGTTATTCCTGACAGTGAGCATGAGCTAAACGACCATAGACACTATCAGCCGGGTGAATCCTGGATTATTGTTGATGTGGCCGATCCGCTTAATATGCACCATAACGACGTGCTGACTTATATCGCGCAACATCACAACATCAAACCAGAGGATATACCGTTTCGTGATTATGATATAATCCACCACTCTGTTGGATTATCTGAGGTTCCTAAGGTGACACCATGACTACTGTTGTGTTAGCCTCAGGAACTTCTTGGACTGCGTTGTCCAGTTCACTTAGTAGTGTTTCTGGTTGGGGCGGGGGAGGTGGAGACGGAATTACATTAGACCCTAACGGATGTGGTGGTGGTGCGTGGACTGTCATAAAGTCTGTATCTGTAAATCAGGGGATCGGTATCCCTTATGTTATAGGGTCTGGAAGAGTAAACACAAACTGGAACTCCGGGCAGCTGATAGCAGCTAGTGCATCGTACTTGGTTACAGGTGGAGCCACGACTTTTGCATGTACACCTTCTACTGGTGCTTATTCGGGCGGCCATGGTACTTTAGTAGGACAAGGCGGCGCTGGTGGTGGTAGTGGAGGTCCTGATGGAAACGGGCAGCCAGGTAACCTTAATAATAGCGGAGGTACAGGGGATAACGGCTTAGGAGGTGCTGGTGGCAGTATTGGCGCTAACGGCACGTCTAATACCTTAGGTGGTGGCGGAGGTGGAGGCGCTTTAGAAGTATCTTTTAACAATGGAGGCAATGGCGGAGTACCTGGTGGTGGCGGCGGCGCTGGTGGTGCGTTAGGAGGTGCAGTTGGATTAGGCGGTGGAGGCCAGATTCAAATAGTATACGCACAACCTATAAGCACTAATATTGCAGCGACTGGATCAATCGAAGTGTTCACATTGCTTAATGCTGTTGGTGCTGCAGCATTACCAGTTGTTGGGTCGGTTAATGTAAGTACGGTGATCACTGCTGAATCAGTCGCCTTGATTGCAGGAGGTGCTGTATTAAGTTCTGATGCTAATAGATTGCCTCCACCTTCACCGCGAGAAACCACACCTCTTATCGTGCCTAGAGAAACCACATCTCTTATCGTGCCTAACAGATCAATTATCTTGTCAGCGGGAGACTAAGTAAATGTCAACGTTCTACAACGACGTTATCCTTCCATCACCTTACTTCAAGTTGGTGAGTCGGATTGCTTACCCTGAAATGCTGGAGCCAACAACCCGAGAGATGGTTGAGGCTATTATGGCTGATGCTAAAGAAGCTGGGATTACGCTTAGGCTGAATGAGACTTATCGAAGCGCCGCAAGGCAGGCAAGAATGATGCCGCCGGGCAACAGTAAAGTGGATGCTCACCACTACGGACTGGCAGCTGATTTGGTTCAGGAGATCGACGGTAAATTAAACTGGAGTGGTGACTATACATTCCTAGGTGCTCTGGCTAATAAGCATGGTATGGTGTGGGGTGGTCCAGGTGAAAACAATCTTAACACTACAAAGGTGACTTACGTGCAACGGATCAAAGCTGTGGATGAGGAGCGGCTTTTTAACGGTTCTTGGTACCCTGACTCTGAATACAAAGCGTTTTGATCTACTTACAGATAAAACAGGAGGTAACAACAAAATGATCGACTATTCGAGTTTAGTGTCACAATTGGCTGTTTTTGTGCTGTCAGTTGTCGGGTCTGTATTTCTGGCATGGCTTCGATCGCACATGATGGACCAAGCATCGGCTGCGGTGATCGCTGTCGCGGTTACCAATGCCCTCGGGGCAGTCAGACAAGCTACTGATGCAGGGATAAAAAGCCACCCGCTGCAAATTAGTATGCCTGATATTAGCCCATCAATGGCAGCTGGAGTGCAGTATGTACTTGACAACGCTACACCAGAGCTGGCGCGATTTACTGGCATCACTCCTGAAGTGATTGCATCCAAGATCAACGCCAGAATCGGCAGCGCAAAGATTGAAACCAATTTGGCTGTGTCGTCAAGTTCATCATCGACTGTACTTACTCCTATGGAGCTGACGCCACATACTCAGTGAGTTATCTCTGATACCAGACAAAACAAACCGAGCTGCCTTAGTAAACTCGCTAAGGCAGCTCGGTTTTTCTGTGCTTGTATTTAGTGCGTTGTGGTATCGAATACCGCCTCACAGATTAGGACTTAGGCTGACTAGCTGATATCAATCGACTGTCCACTTAGCCAGCAAAGCGTCCAGTGTATCGAAGTGCTCGGTCTGGTGGTTTTTGCCTCCACTTACCATGAACATATCATCGATATGCACTGTGAATCCATTGCTGAATCCATCAGATGCAATCAGGAAGCCTAACCCACCATCACTCATATAGTTACCATTGCGCAGCTTAAGTGGACAGATCGATTTAAGCGTCCACTTATCAGGAAGTGCGATATAAAGCCGGTCGCGTTCGATGCTAGCCAGCTCATAGTTGATCCGTGCTTCTGTACTCATGACTTACCTCTTGTTTTTTCGTACGTGGTTCAGGTCTGGATCAACGCATTTCATTCATTACTAAGCCTCCTTATTGTAGTTGTTAATCATCTGCTCCATCCGATCCGCGATCATCCCAGCGGTAACCTGGGCTGCTGAGTAACTACTTCTGTAGAACAGATACTCGGAATCCGAGGACTGAATTTTCAGCAGTTTAGCCATAGCAGAAAACCCAACACTCGTGTCGAACTCAGGATAACTGATATCGCCGTTTTGGGCTATCTTAAGTCCAAGCTTCTGCATGCGTGGGTCGCGGCACAACCACCCTGCTGCACACGCGGCAGTGGTACAGTCGCTTGCGTTGTTACCATCAATAAACCATGCTTCCGTACGGAATGGTAACTGATTGGCTTCAACGTCCCGCAGAATGCTGATAGCCAGCTGCATGATCTCGATGTTCATGGTGTATACTCCTTAGACTCTGCTTTCCGTCTGCGTGATTCGCGTACGAACACTATAAGCACATTTACGCTGCTGGATAAAGCGTACTCGTCGCGGACTTGAGCTGCTGCTTCGCTTGGAAGTGTTCGGCCCTTACCAGCTTTCAAAATCTCGACGTACCGGTCGTAGATTTGTGCATCAGTATTCATGAGCCTTCTCCTTTGTTACTTATAGAGCCGCCTCCATATTACTGAGACACACTTGCTGCCACAGTTAGGACATCTCCAGCTGTGGTCGCTGAACACCTCGATCAATACGAAGAACGGCAGCCATAAGCCGCAAGTCAGTACGATCAAAAGCAGGTGCAGAATAAAGTTAGGCCGCTGCTGCTGCGCAAGTACTGACTTATTGCAGCTAGTACAGTACATTTGTTTGGCCCTCATGGTATATCTCCTGTTATGGGTGAGTTCTTCTTGTATTACAGCCGTCGGAATGTACGGAAGGTACCATTCCAATCGAACACTCCGTATACATATTTGCCAGAGTATGTTGCCACTGCGTTTGCGCCTGTTGGGTTATTACCTTCATCAGGGTTAATGATGGTGCACTTACGAAAAGCACCATCATCACATAACGCAACAAGTTGTCTGCCCACAAGACTGTTTGGGTCTTGCTTAGTTGTTTCGGACATCACAGTATAACTCCGAGTGAGATAGGTTGATCGGACGGCATTTCGTCAGGTGAGTTGCACGGTTTGCCGCTCTTCCAGAACTCGACGTACTCCCATTTTTTAGGAATGAAGAGGTATCCAGCACGCTCGCTGATGATTTCCATGCTGGATGTCATACCAAGACCAAACCGCTCGGGCTGATCTGGCAGCATGTTACCGTGCTTGACCAATATCATGCCATCTGGCCGGTTCTCTGGCTTCAGCTTCTTGTCATCAATCCGCTTTGCGTAAGACGGCGCTGCCAGAAACGGGCAAACTTGTAAGGCATACTCAGCACACTCCTGGTGCAAAGGCGGGTCAAGGAAAGCACCATGCTCATGCATGAAGCAACGCGACCCACCGACCAACCAGTATTGTTGATGGGTAAGCTTCTTACCGCAGATAGCACAGATACGCTTTTGTACGCATGTCGATACTGCATTTGTGTCGTTGATAGTAAACTGTGGGACGCCCGTTTTGTCACGAAAGACGATAAACGGGATAGGATATCCACGCTTATCACGTTCAAGCGTCCGCATGGTCTTTGGAATCTCGACACTAAGGCGTTGTGGGTCTGACATAGTTGTGTTCCTTATTAAGGATGTATCACGCAGTATTTTTAGCCTTCTCGCGTCTGGCGCGGTCTGCTTCCCGGCGGCGGGATCGGGTCTGCTCAGTTTTAAGGCTAGACTGAGCAGCCTTATATTTTTCCCATGTCGAATTGATCACTTTACCATCGACCAAGATATGGAATCCGTCGCGAGTTCGGAACACCTGATCTGACGCACCAGCAAAGTCGGTCGGGCTGGCGTGATCTGGGCAGTAGTCATTGAATTTGGCGGATCGAGGGCACATACCCTTGGCGCATCGCATAGCTGTGTTCTCCCTTATGTTTCCTGGCAGGAACTGCTCCAGGTAGAAACTCCTTAGTGCTAAGGAGTTTCCATCAGGATCAGTCTTTGATCAGCTCACTGATGTCGACTCTTTGTGCTCTGTCTTCGTCTTGCAGTAAGCACTTATCCAGGTCTCCACGCAGTCTACTGCAGTCTCCGTACAGCCCACTGCAGTCTCCAATCAACCCGCTGCAGTTTCCAGTCAGTTCGCTGCAGTTTCCAGTCAGTCCACTGCAGTTTCCACTCATCTTGCTGCAGTTTCCAATCAGTCCGGTGCAGTCTCCACTCAGTCTACTGCAGTTTCCACTCAGTGCGCTGCAGTCTCCAATCAGTCTGCTGCAGTCTCCACTCATCTTGCTGTGAGGTCCTTCAACTCGACCCGTCTCAACAAAGTGAAACAGTTTTACTGTTCCACGAGTAAGTGCTTTTATCATAACTAAGTTCTCCCTTATGTTTCCTGGCAACAACTGCTCCAGGTAGAAACTCCTTAGCACTAAGGAGTTTCCATCAGGATCAGTTAAAGTCAACGAATATCACTTCACTGCGTAGTGATCTGACGTTGATGGTCGGCGGATTAGTAGTGAATCCATTGGGTTCACTTTTATCTTCACGCTCACGACCGACCACAACAGCATTTCCTGCCAAGTACTGATCAGGACGTCCTGTAAACAGGAAGCCGAATTTGGGCTGCTTATGCAGTCCTTCTCCATCAACGTACATCACATCTCCAGTGTCTCGCCATGTGTATGCAAACTCGATACTGCCGCCAACCAAATTGCGCAAATCTTCCGAGTCATTATACTTTACGACGCTGACTGTTTTGTTCGTGCTGTTGATCAGTAAGGCTTGTTTTTCCGCCATGATCATGCTCCTTGTGGTTATGTATTGCTGATACGAATCACGACGTAGCGAGGCTGCCCATCAGTGCTTTCGTTTACTGCTTGTACTATGTTACGTGCCAGATCGACAGACCACTCCTCGTTGTCAAGCAGGTCGATCAGTCGTAGAGCCTGCTTGTTTGGCAAATTGATGATGTCAGGGCGTTGTCGCATGATCTCATTAGCATCGCCGGCTGTGACTCTTGGTAGTTTCATGATGTCGTCTCCTGTATTGGCAAAGTCATATCACGGTATGCCATTAGAAGCTCTCCCTTATGTTTCCTGGCAGGAACTGCTCCAGGTAGAAACTCCTTAGTGCTAAGGAGTTTCCATCAGGGTCAGTCTTTGATCAACGCATTGATGTCGACTTTTCGTGCTCTGTCTTCGTCTTGCAGTAAGTACTTATCCAGGTCTCCACTCAGTCCAGTGCAGTTTCCACTCAGTCCACTGCAGTCCCCACTCAGTCCACTGCAGTCTCCACTCAGTCCACTGCAGTCCCCACTCAGTCCACTGCAGTCTCCACTCAGGATGCTGCAGTTTCCACTCAGTCTGCTGCAGTCCCCACTCAACATACTGCAGTAACCAATCAACCCGCTGCAGTCTCCACTCAGTCCGATGCAGTTTCCGTACAGTCTGCTGCAGTCTCCACTCAACCCACTGCAGTCTCCAATCAACCAGCTGCAGTCTCCGTACAGTCCGCTGCAGTTTCCACTCAGTTTACTGCAGTTTCCACTCAGTCCGCTGCAGTTTCCACTCATCTTGCCGTGAGGTCCTTCAACTCGAACCGTCCCAACAAAGTGAAACAGTTTTATTGCTTTACGAGTAAGTGCTTTTATCATAGATAATTCAACAAAGTGAAACAGTTTTGCTGCTCCACGAGTAAGTGATTTTATCATATCTATGTTCTCCCTCATGTTTCCTGGCAGGAACTGGCACAGGTAGAAACTCCTTAGTGCTAAGGAGTTTCCATCAGGGTCAGTTTTTGATCAAATCACTGATGTCGACTCTCCGTGTCCTGTCTTCGTCTTGCAGTAAGCACTTATCCAGGTCTCCACGCAGTCCGGTGCAGTTTCCGTACAGTCCGCTGCAGTCTCCACGCAGTCCACTGCAGTTTCCATTCAGTCCGCTGCAGTTTCCAGTCAGTCCACTGCAGTTTCCACTCATCTTGCTGCAGTTTCCGTACAGTCCGGTGCAGTCTCCACTCAGTCTACTGCAGTTTCCACTCAGTGCGCTGCAGTCTCCAATCAGTCTGCTGCAGTCTCCACTCATCTTGCTGTGAGG